GGTCGCTTCGACGACGGGCCGGACGTTTGCGGGCTCCTGGGGCGGGGTATTGACAAAATGCAAGACGCAAGGTTGCCGGAACAGCGCAAGCCCGATATGCTCATCCCCTTTACCGAGAAGTGGTTAGCGTATAACGACCGCCCCGACAAGCCGGAAGTGAGGTTTTTCCCATGAGATTGTATCGTCCCGGTTTCCCGCCGGTCATCACGGACGAGCCCGCTCAGCCGGCCACTACGCCGAAGCCGACAGGCCCGAAGCCATTCCTGACCCCCGAGCAGGCCATGCTTGCCGCACAGTCCCGTCACGCCGCGACCGGGATCGTGCAACCACCCTCGTCCACAACCCAGTTCCTGAAAACCGAGACGTTGGTGATTCCGACAGTCCCGCAGCAACCGCTAATCGACAAGGCCGCCGAAGCGGAAGCCGAGAAGGCCGCAGCCGCCACCACGGTCAATGCGGACGGACTAACACCCGCCGAAGAAGCGGAGTTGGAAATGCTTTTGGCCAAGCGAATAGTTCCCCCACCCAAGTAGGAGTTGAGTATGAATGCACCACTATCCGGCGGAGCGCCGCCGTTGACCGCAGTTCCGCCCGCCCCGCCTGTTCTTCAGCCGGCAACCGTCGCGCCGGCCCCGATACCGGCGCCAGTACCGGCAACCGCCGCTGCGCCAGCCGCGCCTGGAGTCTCGCAGATTCTCCACCTTCCGAGCTTTATCTCAAGCGTCGTGAAGGCGGAGCTTGCCAGCCTCAAGACGGAAGCCGTCACGACTGAGCACAAGGTCGGCGCTGCAGTCCTTAAGTATTGGCCGATTCCGGTTGGCCTTGTGATCGCAGCGACAAGGTTCCTCTAACGTGGTATCCAACACCGGAGCAACCAACAACATGCCCGGCGGCAAGGCGGGGGTCCTCACGGACCCCCGTCAGGCTTTGGACGGCGGCATAAACCAAGCTGACGGTGTTGAGCGGAAGAAAGATCCGAAAGAGACCGACCCCAAGGAAGAGGCGGCGGTCAGAAAGTTGTGGCACAAGTACGAGAAGGCCCGTAAGTTTGACGAGCCATTCCGCAAACAGATTGCACTCGATCAGAAGTACGCCGCCGGCACTTCCGATCTATCGTGGGCCGTAACAACCAACGTTATCGGCGCCTTTATCGAGATTCTAACCGCGCTGCTGTATGCGCGCGATCCGGATGTGTCCTGCACGAAGTCAGCCCAGGTTGACGACTCGGACCAGAACGCCCAGCAAATGGAGGACTTTGCCCGCACGATGCAGATTGTCATCGAGCACCTATGGCGCAAAGGCAAGCTGAAGCGCGCTGCCAAAAAGGGCGTGCGCTCCGTGCTGTCCAACTCGGAAGGTTGGTTTAAATGCACGATGATGGCTGAGAAGATTCCGCAGCCGGAAGTAGAGACCAAACTCAACGACGCGCGGGAGACGCTGCGCCGGCTCGAAGCTCAGCAAAAGCTCTTAGAGGACCCCGACGACAAGTCACCGGAGGACATCGAAGCGGAGCTTGAAGAGAAAAAAGACTTGATAGAGGCGCTCGAATCCGACCTTGAGCTATCTATAAATAAGATGTTTGTCATCGACTACGTTGCAACATCGCTGATGCAGGTATCAACGGATGTGACCTGCATTGAAGACTATCTGGACGCGGATTGGATCGCCAACGAGATGTACGTTGACAAGGAAGAGGCGTTGGAGCGCTTCCCCGACCTATCAGCGGAGGATGTGAAGCAGGCGAAGCAGTATTTCCAGACCGCGCCCAAGGAACTGTCCAACCGCGAGACCAACAACGCGCTGCCGCAGGGTATTCTGACCGCTGAGAGCGCCCAGGCGTTCACCGAAAGCCCCGGCTCCGAAGGCGAGTCGGACGCGTTCTTGCGCGTCGTGGAGCTTTGGGACCGTCGCGACAAGCACGTACGGACGATGATTGACGGCATCCGCAAATGGCCCAAGCAACCTTTCGAGCCACCCTACCCTACCAGCCGATTCTATCCGTATTTCTATTTCGCGTTCTTTGAAGTGGACGGCAGCCGTCACCCGCAGTCGTTGGCGTGGCGCCTGTACAAGCTGCAGGATGAGTATTCCGCGACGCGCTCCAACTTTCGCATCACGCGCGAGCGCTCCATCCCCGGCGTCATGTTCAATGCCTCCATGATCGATGACGAGCAGGCAAAGCGCATATCCAACTCGAAGCATCAGGAGTATATCCCGGTGCTGCCGTCCGATCAGGACACGCCGTTGGCGAATTGCTTCGCCGCGAAGCCTGTCCAGGGCGTAGACGCTCGCCTCTTCGACACAACCGTTATCTTGAACGACATGGAGCGGGTCAGCGGCGTGCAGGAAGCACTTTCTTCGGCAGCTCAGCAACGTGGCAACCCTATCACGGCGACGGAAGCCAACATAGAGCAGACCGGCACGGGCGCTCGTACTACATCCAACCGGGACCAACTCGAATGGATGTTGACGGACATGGCTCAGTACACCGCTGAGCAGGGCATACAAGCGCTCACTACCAAGGAAGTGCAAAGGATAGCCGGCCCTAATGCGTTTTGGCCGGAAGGGATGAGCATTGAAGACTTGTTTACGATGGTCGAGCTTGAGATACAGGCAGGCAGCACCGGTAAGCCGAAAGCTGCGCACGACCAACAGGCATGGTCAACCGTCCTGCCGTTGATTCGCGAGATGATCGGCCAGATTGAGCAGGCGCTAGCGCAAGGCAATACGCCGATGGCCAAAGCGCTCACAGAGTTGATTAAAGAGACCATGATTCGGCTCGGAGATGAGAGTGACGTGAGTCGCTTTATCCCGAACGTGCCGCCGCCGGGCACTCCGGGCGCGGGCGCGGGTCCCGCACCGATCAAGCCACAAGTCAGTATCAGCTTACGCGGCGAGGTTACGCCCGATGTGGCGAACCAACTCGCGCAACCTGACTTGGCACAGAATGCGGCGGCTCAGCCGCCCCCCACTCCGCCGCCCGGCCAAGGCGCCCCCGCGTTGGCCCCCTCAACCGGGGCTCCGCCGGGGCCGGGCGGGGGACCCCAACCCGTAGCAGGATGATAAAATGGCTAAACCCACAGTGTTAGATGCGTTGAACAAAGCTCTCGGTACCTCCGAAGGCAGCGGTGAGCTTGAGACAACCCCGGACGAGGAGACTACCGATGACTCCGACGCAGAAGGCGATTCTGACGAGGGTAGTGATGAGGGCAGCGACGAAAGCGGTGATGGCGAAGGGGCCGATAGCGACGCTGATGCAGAAGGCGAAGGCGGCGAAGAGGGCGAAGAGGAAGTAGCCGAAGGCGAGGAAGCCAACGGCGAGCGCAACCTCGATGGCACCTTCAAAAAGAAGGAAGGCGAGCCGAAACCCGGCGAAAAGCCGCCGGTCAAGAAAGAACCGGACCCGATCAACGATCCGATTCCGAAGGATTTGAAACAGGAGACGCGCCAGCGCATGGAAGCGTTGGTCAAGACGGCGAAAGAAGTCACCGCCGAGCGCGACGCGGTACGAACTGACTTCAACACTTTCGTTGGCGGCTTGCAGGCGGCCCGCGTGTCGCCCGAGCAGTACGGCGAGACGTTGAGTTGGTTGAAACTGTTCAACTCCGGCGATCCCGCACAGCAGACGCAGGCGTTGGAGCTGGTTGAGGGTATTGCTGACCGTTTGGCAACGTTGCTCGGCAAAGAGCGCAGCACGAGTGACCCGTTGAAGGGTCACAGCGATTTGCAGCTCGCGGTGCAACAGGGCAAGACGACGAAAGAGTTTGCGGCAGAGATTGCGCGCAGCCGAAACGCGCAGGGCTTCCGGCAGGAACTCACCACTACGCACAACGCCACGGTGCAACAGCAGCAACTTGCACAACAGCAACTGCATACGGCGCGCACGGAGCTTTCACAGTTGGAGGACACGCTTCGAGCGACTGACCCGGACTATGAGCGCAAGAAAGCCGTCATTGTGCCGGCGCTGAAGCCGCTGATGGGGAGCATCTCTCCGACACTATGGAAAGAGAAGTTCTTGGCGGCATATCAGGGTGTTAAGTTGGGGCCGACGCCCCGAGCGCAGCGCCGGCCGCCCGGCCCAGGACAGCAACCGCTTCGCGCCGGCAAGCAACCGGCCGGCGGGCAGACTCGCACCGCCGCAAGTCCGCTCGACGCCATGAACGGCGCACTGTCGAGTATGAAATGACGCTAGAGCAACAACACGCCGTCTTGGTCCAGTACCTGAAGGCCAAGGTTGAAACGGCAGATTGGCACGGCGTGAGTGACGCCGCCAACGACCTTCGGGTGTTGGAAGAACGCATGAACAAACCCGAGGATCGCAGCAATGGCTAAGTTAGTTGACTTGAAGCGTACCAAGGCGGAGAAGACCGCCGAAAATAAACCGGGACGCATGGAGGGTGAGGACTACCCGTACGGTCTCAGGGTGAGCCTGGATCACCACGCCATCAAGAAATTGGGTATCGGCAAACTACCGAAGGCCGGCGACAAGATACATATCCACGCCAAGGCGCATGTGCGCTCGGTGGAGTCTCGAAGCGGGGACGGAGGAGACCGGCAGCGTATCGAGCTGGAGCTGCGGCACATGGCGGTCGAGGCGACCAAAAAGGCCAGCGAGCAGGAGGAACAGGAAGGCAATCTGACCGTCGCCAAAGCCGCCATGGATAAGGCTCTGGACAAGCAGGAGGCGGGCGGCAAGGGCAAGGGCGGCTACACGGCAACCGATGCCGAGGGGCCAGAGGATTGACATCTCTATCGGCGTTGTGGTGTGATCGGCGCCGATAGACCTTTCCGACTGTACTCCGGCACTCGTCAGCCGGCATAGGCCCTGCCTATGGCGCACTTCGGACTCGCACCCCGAGGAAGGCCAGGATGTAACCCTAGCTTTTCATCGGAGTCGCCAAATGTCATTCACGTCCGAACAGTTGTCCTACGCGTCCAACGCGGTTATCAACTACTTCCTCAAAAACGAGCCGATCGATCAGATCAACATCGATCGACCGTGGATTCGCAAACTCATGGAGACGAAGAAGCCGTATGTCGGCGGTCTCCAGTACGTCGTTGAGCAGCTCCGCTACCAGAACGACAGCAACTTCCAGTCGTATTTCGGTGACCAACAGGTTACCTATAACCGGAAGCGCACTCTGCAACAGGCCAAGTACACATGGGGCTCGTTCCATGACGGCTTTGGCTTGAACGAGGATGAGCTGACGCAGAACGGCATCGTAATGACGGATGACAAGTCGTCTGTCCCGACCGAAGCCGAGAAAGTCCAGCTTACCAACCTCCTGCAAGAGAACACCGAGACGTTGCGGCTCGGGTTTCAGGAAAATTTCGACTACATGCTGCACTTGGACGGCACGCAGTCCCCGACCAACATCCCAGGCTTAGACCTTCTGGTATCCACGAACCCCGGCGCGTCCCAGGTTGTCGGCGGTCTCGACCAGTCGCTGTTCCCGTGGTGGCAGAACACGGCGCTGACGGGCATTGGCTCGGGCTCCGGTGTGCTCACCCAGGCCATGGAAGTTGCATGGCGCAACACGATCCGCTACGGCGGCCACAAGCCCGATTACATCCTGTGCGGCGAACTGTTCTTGGACGCTTATCGCGCGGATGCGAAGGCAACCATCAACCGCACCGTGTTCATGAAGGACGACGCCGAGCCGACGAAGCTCGACGGCTCGGTTGGCACCGGGACCCGCACCGGACTGTACTTCAAGAACGTCGAGTTGATTTGGGACCCGGTTATGACGGTTCTCGATCAGCTCTACGCGCCGACCATCCCTTGGGAGAAGCGTTGCTACTTCCTCAACACTCGGTTTATCAAGCTGCGCCCGATCCAGGGGCACTGGATGATTAACCGGACCCCTCCCCGCGTGTACGACCGTTACGTGCACTACTTCGCACTGACGTGCAAGGCGGCTCTGACGACCGGCAAGCGCAACGCGCACGCTGTGCTCAGCATCCTTTAACGGAGTAGAGAAATGCACAAAATAAACTTCCAGCCTGTTAGCGTTGTTAGCACCACTCCGGTAGTTCTGCTGAACGGTGCTTTCACGTCGCTAGCAGGACCGGTTGGCTTCACGCCAAGCCAACCGCGCATTGTCGTTAAACGGATTTCCGTACTCAGCAACGGAAATTCCTACGCCGTTTTCAAAAACGGCGCGCAGGTATTTGCTGGCCCGCTGGTCTCCGGCGTAGAAGGTTCTCCGGGTCCGATTCAGCAGCTTGAGCAGGACATCGTGTTGGATGCGAGCGACTCACTGAGCGCTACTTCCGAAGTCGGTGCAACCATCAACATTGAAGCCGAAATCGGCTTTACGGAGTAAACCAACATGCAACTTCTGAACGTTACCAACCTGCCGATTTATCTCCCCTACGATAAGGCAGCGGTTCCTTTCGGTGATCCCTTCAGCGACTTGACGGCAACGATTGCGTCGCCCGGCGTGTTTACTGCGCCGGGGTACAACCCGACCAACGGCGATAAGGTCATCGTGACCTTCGCGGCCGGCGGCTCATTGCCCGGCGGTATCACCAATACCGCCAACGCCAGCCCCTACACGCCGGGGCTCACCCCAGGCTTCCCGTACACGATTTACTACGTCGTGGGCGCGGTAGCTTCCACCGGGGCGTTCAACCTGTCAGCCACTCTCGGCGGCGCGGGCATCAATACAACGACGACTGGCTCGTTGCTCACCCTGCACCTGTTCTCCGGTCAGGTTGATGGTGTAACGCTGCCATTCAAGCCCGGCTACACGGTGCTCGTCGAAAACAATAGCGGCGGAACGCTGGTGTTGCAGGGCGCCGTCGATTCGGGCGTGTTGGCTCCAGGGCAGGGCTACGCCCCGCCCGCAGGACCCGGCACATGGAATACGCTGGTGTCGCTGGTGACGGGTGCACAGGCGCTCGTGCAGTT